TATCTACATTATTGTTCTTGACTAAATACTCATATTAATATAGTATGTAAACATATGTGCTGTATTAATTACATAAGGCACAAACTAAACAAACAGGCAATAAGGAGGCCCAACTATGGCAGCAACACTAGCGGAAATCCGCAACAAGCTGAAAGAACAAGAAGTACGTTCTGGAGGCAATTCTAAAACAAACAGTGGCGACAACGCCATCTATCCATTCTGGAATCTAAAAGAAGGTGAACAATCAGTAGTTCGTTTTCTACCAGACAGAGATCCCAACAACACTTTTTTCTGGAAAGAACGTTTGATGATAAAACTTCCTTTCGCAGGAATCAAAGGTGACACAGATTCAAAACCAGTACAAGTGCAAATCCCTTGCATGGAAATGTATGGTGAATCATGTCCTATACTAGCAGAAGTTAGAGGGTGGTTCAAGGATCCAAATCTAGAAGACATGGGACGCAAATATTGGAAGAAAAGATCTTACATATTTCAAGGTTTCTTAAAAGAAGATCCACTCAATGAAGAAAATAAACCAGAAAATCCAATTAGAAGATTTATAATTGGACCACAAATATTTGGTATTATAAAAACTGCATTGTTGGATCCAGAAATGGAAGATCTTCCTACAGACAAACTGAATGGAGTTGATTTTAAAATAATCAAAACAAGTAAAGGTGGTTATGCAGATTATTCTACATCCGCATGGAGTAGAAAAACTAGACCTTTGACTGAAGAGGAGAACAAAGCAGTGGAAACACATGGTTTGTTCAACATGGGTGACTATCTACCTAAAAAACCATCAGAAGTAGAACTGAAAGTAATCAAAGAAATGTTTGAGGCATCTGTGGATGGAGAAGCATTTGATCAAGAAAAATTTGGTCAATACTATCGACCTGCAGGACTGTCTGCAAAAACAGGCGATCCTGTTGTCAACACACAAGTTGAAGCAGAAACACCTGCGTCAGTCAAAGTTACTGCTGGCAAAGTAGAAACACAAACTGACACTGCCAAAAGCGAAAGCAAGAGCAGAGCAGATGACATTCTGGCAATGATCAGATCTAGACAAGCGAAAAAATAGATAATATATTACAGTGGAGGGTTGAGAAACTCTCCACTTAACAAAAGGAATTAATATGGCTAATAAGGCTTTCGACGTATCAAAATTTAGAAAAACATTAACCAAATCAATAGATGGATTAGGAATGGGGTTTAATGATCCAACTGATTGGGTATCTACAGGCAACTTTGCACTAAACTATCTAATGTCAGGTGATTTCAAGAGAGGAATTCCTCTAGGCAAAGTAACTGTATTTGCAGGAGAACCTGGTTCAGGTAAATCATATATTGCATCAGGCAACATAGTAAAAAATGCACAAGCACAAGGAATATTTGTGGTGCTAGTGGACACAGAGAATGCACTGGACCAAAACTGGTTGGAAGCATTAGGCGTGAATACGTCTGAAGATAAATTAATGAAATTAAGTATGAGCATGGTGGATGATGTAGCCAAAACAATTTCCACATTTATGAAGGACTACAAAACAGAACATGCTGCAAACAAGGCAGCTGCGCCTAAAATTTTATTTGTGATAGACAGTTTAGGCATGCTACTCACTCCAACTGATGTGAATCAATTTGAGTCAGGAGATATGAAAGGTGATCTTGGCAGAAAAGCAAAATCACTCACAGCATTGGTTAGAAACTGCGTGAATACTTTTGGTTCTTGGAACGTGGGTTTGGTAGCAACTAATCACACATATGCCAGTCAGGACATGTTCGATCCAGATGATAAAATATCAGGAGGTCAAGGTTTTGTGTATGCCAGTTCGGTAGTGGTAGCTATGAAGAAATTAAAACTGAAAGAAGATGAAGAAGGCAATAAAACCACAGATGTAAAAGGCATAAGATCAGCCTGCAAAATAATGAAGACTAGATTCGCCAAACCATTTGAAACTGTGCAAGTAAAAATTCCATATGAAACAGGCATGGACCCTTACAGTGGGTTGGTTGAACTGTTTGAAAAAGAAGGATTGTTAACGCAGTCTGGAAATAGATTAAAATATGTGGACACACAAAATAAAGAACATTTAGAATACAGAAAAGGTTGGGGTGGAGATAAACTTGATATGATTATGAAAGAATTCCACATAGTACGAGCTAAAAAAGTTACTGAAAACTTAAATAGGGAAAAAACAGAAGCATAATGGAAGCATCACAAGTCACGGAGTTTTGGTTATTTTTTAAAGACTACATCGATAGAAAACAAGTAGAAATCATTGCGGAAAAATATGTAGAGATGTGTGCAGATTATGGAGTAGATGATGACACATTCAAAGACTGTATTGGTAATGATCACGATCTTGACAAAGCAATCATGTATTATTTAGACATCGAAGAAGAAAGTGAATATGAGGATGAATAATGTCTGGTTGGTATCAAAAAATAGCTAAAGACGTCAGCATCATACCAGAGGCTATGGCCTACTTTGAAGCAGAACTTCAATTGGCCAAACAAGACATAAGAATCAAAGGACAAATAGAAAAACAATCAGCAGATATGCCTGGAGTGGTGGAACACAGATTCAATCAGCTGCAGGAATTAGAAGCCATATTGGAATATTTGAACATAGAATTACGCAGACTACGCAGTAGTTTTTTTAAAAAATACTTTGAAAATTACAACAGGGCGCTCACCAGTCGAGAGGTAGAAAAATACGTGGAAGGTGAAGCAGACGTGGTAGATTATGAAAAAATTATAAATGATTTTGCTCTCATGCGCAACAAATGGTTAGGCATATGCAAAGGTTTGGACCAGAAACAATGGCAACTAACCAACATTGTTAAACTGCGTGTGGCAGGCATGGAAGACGCAGCCATTTAGCCTAACTCAATAATTTTTTTCCTTTAAATACTGGTATGAAACTGCTTCTTAATGACAAAGAAATCGCGCAATTTTTAATGCGGCTAATAGACTTCAGGCACAAATCAAGACAAAACATCAACTATGAAGCCAGTTTTCCTGCCACAATAAAATTTGTGAAAGAATGGAGGCGAGAGATTAGACAATACAAGAGGAGGAATCCTGGCAAACCATTTTGGTTGGGAAAAGACTTCCATAATTTAAAGAAAATAATAGGTAGAGAACTCGAGGCGATTAGTAATCAATTTGTAACTCAACTTAGGATTAATAAGGACAAATTTTGGCCTCTTTTGTTGAAACATACAGATAAATTTGTTGAGGCAATTGGTTTACAAAATATTCTTGATTTATATAACATACATCCTCATACCAATTTTGTTAAAAGCACAGGCAAGACTATTCAAGCAGATTACCAATTAATGAGAAGAAAAGATTTCACTAATTATAATGAAGATTGTTTGATTAGAAACACCACCGGCAATGAGCAACTATTGGTACAAAAAATTGACCATCGTTATCCTTTCTGGTTTATAGACAGCGGCTACACCAACTTTTTGGAGACCAATAAAAAATGGCACAGACTGGTGCGCAATCACATACATCATCATCAGATGTTCGAAGCTCCTGTGGATCGCTTATCAAACTTTGCAAGTTTTCCTAGAACTTGGCGTGAATCAGGTGAAAAGATATTGATAGTAGAACCTGGCCCATTTGCCGCTAGCATATTTCATGTGGATCTTAAAACGTGGAAATATGATGTGGAGCGTGAACTTAAAAAATACACAAACAAAACAATAGTTTTTAGAGAAAAAGCTGAAAAAAAAGTGCGAACTAGTCTGATTCAGGAACTTGCTAACGAAGATTATTACTGCGTCGTGAGCATAAATTCCAATGCCGCAACAGAAGCCATATGGTGTGGTGTTCCAGTGATCACATTGGATCGTCACATTACAACTCCTGTGTCTCGCAATAAACTTTCCGACATAAATGATCTTGCCAGACCTTGTCTAGCACAATGGTTATGTGCTTTGAGTTACAGCCAATTTACGCAAGAAGAATTGTACGACGGCACTGCCATAAAAATTTTAAGGAAATTCCATGTCTAAGTTTACCACAGTTTCATATTTGAATATTTTACCTCCTCACAACAAGAGTGGAGAAAAATCCAACATATTAAACTTCTTTTATCAAGGAGTGAATGCTGTGGGAGACACAGGCATATTGCACAAAGGATTCAATTGTGTTCCGTGTGATGTGGCCTGCATTATGGGGTATGTGCATAAGGATGGCAAACATTTGCCTCATTTAGATTTGAGACAAAAAATATTGGATTATCAAAAACAAAACAATAAAAGAACACTGATTGCTGACAGTAACTTGTTCTTATACATGGATAAAACCAATCCTCATCACTATTTGAGATACAGTTTTGATGGAGTGTTTCCCACCACAGGATTTTATTTTGATAAGGATGTGGATCCTAATAGATGGATTAAAATAAGCAGAAATATGAATATTACACTGAAGCCTTATAGAACACAAGGCCATCATATATTAATCTGTTTGCAACGTAATGGAGGATGGAGCATGGCTGGATTGAGTGTGATTGATTGGTTGGATACCACCATAAGAAAAATCCAACAAGTTTCCAGTAGACCCATTGTGGTGAGACCACACCCAGGCGATAAAAAAATTATGCGTATTTTGAAATTAAAATATAAAAATGTTTCTCTAAGTAATAAATCAAATCTATTGTATGATCTGCAAAATGCTTGGACCACTGTGGTGTACAACAGTTCACCCAGTGTGGCCAGTATCATAGAAGGTGTGCCAGCATTTATCACAGACCCCGAACCTCGTCACAGTCAAAGTTATTCAGTGGCCAATACTGATTTAAATCAGATAGAAAATCCTGCATTACATGAACGCCAATCTTGGGTGGAACGTCTAGCCATGTGTCATTGGAACTTTGCTGAAATGCAATCAGGTGAAGCTTGGAACTTTTTTAGGAGATACGTATGAAATTAGAAATTATTACCAGCTTCAATAAAAAATATTATGATAACATCGGAAAAGATTGTGTGGATTCTTGGTTGAAATATTGGCCCGAAGATCTATCACTTACTTGTTATGTGGAAGAATTTATTATGCCTGAGCACAAACGAATTAAACAAATACCATTTGATAATTTATGTAAAGAATATTTTGAATTTCAAAGTTCAAACAAAAATAATAAAAGAGAAAAAATTTTTGCAAAAAAGGCCTATTGTATTATTCATGCATTAGAAAATTTAAAAGCCGATAGAATAATTTGGATTGATGCCGACACCATAAGCACTAATAATATAGATGAAAAAATTTTATACTCACTTTGTCCTATCGACACGTTGATCACATTTATGGGAGTGTGGCATAACATAGATAAAAATAACCCCAATAGTGAATTAAAATTTAGTGTAGAATCGGGATTTTTTATGGTCAATAAATCACATGAACAATTTTCTAAGTTTTCTCTAAGATATAGAGAATATTATGATAAAAAAATATCACGAAATTTAAGAAGATTTTACGATGGAGAAGTTTTGGGCGCAGTAATTAAAGAATTCGAAGAAACAACTAAATTGAACGATTTATGTTGTCTGTTAGATAAAAAATACAAATCACCTTTGCCTTATACTCCTGTTGGTAAATACATCAAACATTATAAATCAAAAACATCAAAAAAAGAATATTTAGGAAAATAATATGTACTTCAAAAACAACTGGTGGTATATTGATGAACAGCACAGCAAGGATCGTCCTTTAAATGAAAACTATGTTTATGGAGATACAGTAATAAATTTAGGAATGACTGAAATAATAGAGTCATGGTACAAAAAAAATCTAAAGAAAAAAAATCATGTCATTGATATTGGAGCAAATATTGGTTTAATGACAGCGTATTTTTCAACTCGTTGGAGTAAGGTTACTGCATTTGAACCTAGTCCTAAATCTTTTTCATGTTTGGAAAAAAACTGTAATAAAGAGAATATTGATCTACATAATCTAGGACTTAGTGATAAAGAAGATAAAGTTCTATTTGCACAATGTACAAATTCTGAAATAGATCAAATAGTATCAACTAATGCTGTATTAAAAAAAAACTGGAAAATCACGGAAATTCCTGTGACCTATTTAGACAAATTCAACTTTGATTCTGTAGATTTACTAAAGATAGATGTTGAAGGTCACGAACTTCAAGTTGTAAAAGGGGCTGAACAAACAATTAAAAACTGTAAACCTGTAATTATTTTAGAAATAAGTTTTGAAAATAAAATTTTAGATAAACAAATTAGTAAAGGACACGCTGCTGCTTTAGATTTAGTTTTAACATATGGATATAAAAAAATATGGTATTCAAAACATGATTACATACTGGAACCAATAAATGACTAAAATTATTGATGCATTTACTTTTTTAAATGAAATAGATCTAGTAAAAGCTAGATTAGAATATTATAATGATATTGTAACAGATTTTGTAATAATTGAAAGTAATCAAACTTGGCGTCATCAAAAAAATCAACCTTTTTTTTCTAAGATATTAGATTCTTTACCTAATGAAATAAAAAATAAAATTCATTACGCTGTATGCACTTGGCCGGATATTTGGCTAGAAGATGCTCAAGGTGTTCAAGAAAAATGGGTTGAAAATGGCACTAGAGAGCAAGCACTTATTGAAATAAAAAAATTTGCTAGTGCAGATGATTGGGTAATTATGAATGATTTAGATGAATTTTGGGACAAAGACAAATTTGTATTAGCAACAGAAGAATATTCTAAAAATGGCCAGCTGGTCTGGGTTCATTCAAACAGACAATGTTTTGTAGATTGGCACACACCAGCAATGCCTACTTGGCCAGGATCTAAGATGGCCAAGTTAAAAGATATTAACACCATGGCAGAATTTTATTGCAGTAAAAATAAAGCATTACGAGTAAAAACTCCAGGACAAAAATCATTATTTTTTCCTATGCATGGTGGATGGCATTTTACAAAAATGGGAGATATGTTGACAAAAGCAAAATCAATTGGAAGCATTAGAGAATGGCGAAGTTGGGAGCCTAAGATAGGAAAAACTCCAGAACAAGCTGCTAATGAAATTTTTTATGGCAAGGGCTGGAATTCAATAGTCAAAAAAGGAAAACAAAAAGCAGCTTACTGTGGAGAAAATGGTATATCAACAGAACTTTCTAGAATTTTAAAAAAAACAAATATATTTTGGAGTAACGGATTAAAACCTTAGATACTCAATAATTTTATGAAAAAAAAATTTAAATTACCTGCAAATAAAATAATTGACCCAGAACATGAATATTTTACAAAAAAAGCCAGCACGCAATGGAAAGACAAAGAAAGACTTGCAGGCATAGCAAAATGTACTCAAAAAAATTCAGTTATTGACATTGGAGCACACGTGGGAATCACTACCACACACTGGTTAGAAAATGAATTCAAACATGTGTATGCTTTTGAACTTAATCCTACGCATTTTGATTGTTTGGTTGAAAATACTATTGCGTACAAATCTAAAATCACTTACTTCAATTACGGTTGCGGTAATGAAAATAAAAAAGTATTTGCAGCATATAGAAGCCATAGAAATTCAGGAACTTTTCAAATAATTGATGATTCAAACCTAAAAAATATTCCTGCAGATTGTCTTTTTCAAGTTGAAATACGACAATTAGATCAACATAAATTTGTTGACGTATCATTAATAAAAATTGATGTGGAAGGGTGGGAATTAGAAGTATTGCAAGGAGCAATTAATACCATTAAAGAGCACCGACCAGTGTTAATTATCGAGTATGGACATGGGATAGGACATAAAACCATGCATAGATATGATGATAATATTTTTCAAACTCTTATGAATGATTTAAAATATAAAGAATGCAATATAACAAAAGGAGACTCTATATTTATTCCCATAGACGATTAATCAATATATAGTCATTCAGTTTTATACCCACATAAATAATTTTATCCAAAATTCTTATGAAGATATTTGTAGGTTACGATACCAGAGAAGACATTACATATCAGGTATGTGAGCATTCTATCAAACTCCACCAGCCACGGGCGGAAGTACTGCCACTCAAAATGAAAGAATTACGTGAGGCAGGACTTTACACAAGAGCCATAGATCCACTCAGCACTACCGAATTCACATTTAGCAGATTTTTAATACCTTACATGACCAACTACACAGGTTGGGCAGTGTTCTGTGACTGCGACTTTGTTTGGAAAACAGATGTAGCTGAACTATTTGCTCAAGCAGATGATCGCTATGCCGTGATGGTGGTCAAACATGATTATGCTCCTGAACCAGGAGTGAAAATGGACAATCAAAAACAGATGCCATACCCTAGAAAGAATTGGAGTTCCATGATACTGTGGAATTGTGCCCATACTGCTAATAGAGTGGTCACACCTGAATTAGTTAATAAAGAAACCGGACAGTATCTACACAGATTCAGTTGGCTCAAAGATGAAGAGATAGGCAGTGTGGATCACAGTTGGAATTGGCTAGTGGGTTGGTACAAAGAACCTCAAGATGGTGCTCCCAAAGTGTTGCACTATACCGAAGGCGGTCCTTGGTTTAAAGAATACAGAGGCTGCGAATACAACAATGTTTGGAAAGATTATCTTGTGAACATGTTAAAAATATATTAGGAGACTTATGAAAAAAACTGCTTTTGTGACTGGTATGACTGGACAAGATGGTCCTTATCTTGCAAAATTATTATTAGAGAAAGGATACCATGTGTATGGATTGGTCAAGCGTTATTCCAATCCTAATTTAGACAATTTAAAATTTTTAGGTATTGAAAATGACGTGGATCTTATCATAGGTGATATCACTGATGACAGCAATATTAATCATTTAGTAAAAGTTATCAAACCTAATGAGTTTTATAACTTGGCAGCACAAAGTTTTGTGGGTAGCAGTTGGGAATTGAACAAAGTTACCACAGAAGTAAATGCTGTGGGAGTTTTGAACATTTTAAATGCAATTAAAATGCACAGTGCAGACACAAAATTTTATCAAGCCAGTACCAGTGAAATGTACGGCAATGGTGATGGATCAAGACAGAATGAATTGACACCGTTTCAACCAAGATCACCGTATGGGGTAGCAAAATTGTACGCACATTGGATCACAAGAAATTTTAGAGAAAGCTACAGTTTATTTGCTTGCAGTGGCATACTGTTCAATCACGAATCTCCTATCAGAGGCAAAGAATTTGTCACTAGAAAAATCACTGACGGCGTGGCAAGAATAAAACTTGGATTGAAAGATAAAATTACATTAGGCAATTTGGATGCTAAAAGAGATTGGGGATTCGCAGGTGACTATGTGGAAGCCATGTGGTTGATGCTGCAACAGTCACAACCAGATGATTTTGTGATTGCCACAGGAGAACAACACACCATTAGAGAGTTATTGGAAAAATCTTTTGCTGCAGCAGGCATCAGTGACTGGCAAAAACATGTGGATACCGATCCTAAATTCAAACGTCCTGCTGAACTGCACAGTCTGTGCGGAAACTATGCCAAAGCTGAAAAGGTTTTAGGTTGGAAACCCCGCACTTCATTTGATAATTTAGTGCAAATGATGATTGAAGCAGATATTCAAAGATTGCAACAATGACAAAAAAGGCAGTGGTTACCACATTCAATCAATCTGGCTACAATCAATACGGCAGCAGAATGATACAATCATTCATTCAAAATTGGCCTACAGATATCATATTGTATGTGTATGCAGAAGATTGCACAGTGAAAGAATCGGCTGCGAATGTGATAATAAAAGATTTACACAAAACTATACCAGCGCTGGTAGCATTTAAAGAACGTTGGAAAAATGATCCAAAAGCTGTGGGAAAGTTGGCCATTGGTCCGGTAGATCGTAAAGGCAAACAACCTGGTATAGGATTTCGTTGGGACGCTATTAGATTCAGTCACAAAGTATATTCTGTGTGTCACACAGGACTCACTTGTGATGCCGATGTATTATTTTGGATGGACGCAGACACAGTGTGTCATTCTCCAATCACTCATGAATTCATAGATAGCATGATAAAAAATAATGGATTGTGTTTTTTAGGAAGGCCAAACAAATACACAGAGTGCGGATTGTATGCGATGAATTTACGTGATACGATTACCAAACAATTTTTAATAGAATTTCAAAAAGCATATGATTCGGGAAGATTATTCACCATGCAAGAATGGAATGATTGTTGGGTGTTTGATGAAGTAAGAAAAGAATTAAAACAAACAAATCCACAATGGGCATGGAATGATTGGACAAAAGGTATAATAACAGGAGAAGGTCATCCTTTGATAAACACAGAGTGGGGAGCCTATCTGGATCATCTTAAAGGTGCAAGAAAAGATTTAGGAAAAAGCAAACTTAAAGATTTAAAAGTACAAAGAACAGAGAAGTATTGGCAATGAATAATTATTCACATGCCCAAATTATGTCGTGTTTGTTTGATTTGACGTGAATATAACCCAACGGGTTTAATAACAATTCTACTTCTTTTAAATCTTTTTTATTTTCTAATTCTAAAATTAACACAGGAAAGTTTTTTTTTAAAGTTTCTATGCTTCCTCGTAGTATAGGTAGCTCATATCCTTGTGTATCAATTTTTATTAAATCTGCAGTCAACTTAAAATCATCTAAACGTTTAATTTCAATTTTTTCATCTATGAGTTCATTTTGAAAATTTGTAAAATCAACAATAGAATATTGACCACAATTTGTATTATTTTTTGGAATTGAAATAATTTTATGAGCAGTATTTTCTCCTAATCCTACTTTATAATTTTCAACATTATTAAATTTTAAAATATTTTTTTTTAAACATTCATGAACAGAAGTAACAGGTTCGAAAGAAAATACACTTTTAAATTTTTGGGCAAACCGCACAGTGTGTAAGCCAATATTAGCTCCAATGTCTATTGCATTATTAAAATTTTTAACATAATCATATGCTTGATCTATAGATTTTTGTTGATACTGTGTATTAGGAAATTCTAAAACATATTTTTCAAAATGAGTGTCATTATCTGGAAAAAACCATCCTAATCTTTCTATCATACTATTTTTCCAATATCATAAAACCACAATCATCAAAATCTTGATACTTTAATTTCCATTCAGGATGATCTTTCCACCAAAGATTAATACCAGCCAAAGTACCAAATCTTGGTTGTGTAACATCATGAAATACAAGATATTTAGAAACTTTACCAGCATGAAGTATTAATTCTTGATAAGTGTGTTCTTCTGTATGCATGGTATCAATAAACAATAACTCACATGGAGATATTTGAATTTCTAAATCATTACTTACAATAAATTTAAAATCTACTTTTATTTCTGCTGCCGCTTTTTTGTATAATTCAACATCTAATGCTACTCCAGCATCTATTGTAACAAACGTTTTAGGTTTACACATTAACCATGCTGCTGTAGAACAACCTTGGTAAGGTCCTAATTCAGTTATACTGTTTACACCTTTAAAAATTTCTTGAATAAAATCCATACGTTTATACATATCTCCTACCATTTTCCATTTAATGTTGGGACGTGTTTTATTCTTAAATTCTTGATATATTTTTTCAATTATTAACATTTTCAATTTCTTTCTTTGCTTTTTCTATACAAGGCATGTTTGGTTGTCTTCTTTTGGCTCCTCCCCAAACATGACAAAAATAACCGTCTTCATAATTTTTTGCATTAAACAAAGCAGACATTTCAGTCACTTTTACTTTTGATTGTTCAACACATTTTGCTAGAGCTTCATTGTCATGATATTTGTAAGGTGGGTTGATCCTATAATTAAGATAAGGCAGCATAAATTTTTTGGCATTTTCTGTTAGCATGAACACACCTGCATTAAATCCGTGTTTGACTCCTTTATGAGCAAACTTGTATTCACTCCAATGTTGACAAACTTTAAAACTGTCTGTATCAGAATACATTTCAAAAATATTAGGTGCTTGTTGATAACAGAATACATCTGAATCTAGATATAACACTTGTGAATACTCCTGCGTCCATTTGACTTCTTCAAAAAGTCTAAATCTTTCATAGGTAGGATGTAAAAAGTTTATGTAAGGATCTGTAAGTAAAAAATGATCAGCACCAATTCTTTTGGCATACTTCTTTGCAGATAGTATAGATATTTTACTGATTTCATCGGACTGAGGTATCCAGTCTGGATTGGAATATCCTTTTAGGTCCACATAAATTTGAACCACTGCCGTTTTCATAAATTATTTTTTAAACCCAACAGTCTCTCTTTGAATGTCATCGTGATTGAATTCTGCCCAATACAGCTCAAATGCTACTCCGTCCTCTATGCCTTCAAACTGATGCATGTAGCCTGGTTTTACTCTGGTAAAGTCACCTGGTCCCAATATGGTTTCATCCACAAGATCCTGCTGGTCCTTTTGCCACACACTGACCTTCATGCGACCGCTCATCACATAAAATCCATTCCATTTGAATTGATGTTTGTGTTTGCTGCACACACCGCCTGCTAGAAAATCTATTCTGTGAAATTCCAACACACCATTGGCATGTATCAGTTCTGTTTGACCCCACACTTTGCCTGCTATCATAATGCATTCACTCCTAATGATTTGGTATTAAATACAAATATATTTATCCATATGATTTTTTCATTGTTTACCAAACATGGTGCACTCAACAGTCAACCAGTTTTTTCAGCAGTCTCTCAAGGCTTGCAGTCATTGGGTCACACAGTGGTTTACAATCAAGAAACTAATATCGACATACCAGTGATATGGTCCTTGCTGTGGCATGGTAGAATGGCAGCAAACAAAAAAATATTCGATACTTATAGACAACAGAAAAAAAATGTATTGGTCATAGAAGTGGGAGGCATACAACGCAACCACACATGGAAGGTGGCATTGAACGGGATCAATCGAGCTGCTGACTTTGGCACTGTGCAAGGAGACAGATGTGAAAAATTAGGTATTAAATTGAAACCGTGGAGGACCAAAGGTGATCACATCTTGATATGTGGACAACATGATCAAAGTGAACAATGGCGACACATGCCACCCATAGAAACATATTTTGTGCAACAAATTAGTCAACTGCGCAATTACACAGATAGACCCATAATAATTAGACCACATCCACGCAGATTAACCATGTTTAATTTCAACACTTTTACAAAAAATGTAAGAATAGAAAATCCTACCAGCGTGGCCAACACCTATGACGATTTTGATTTAAATTTTGAAAATGCATGGGCAGTGATCAGTTGGAGCAGTA